CTCCTTTCCCGTCTTTCTCTTCCCTGTCACGCCCTTCGGGGCTTGACGTCCATTCCTTCGACCTACCCTCCTGAAGAGAGGTCACGAAACAGCTGGTCTGTCGAGGGTATCCCAGGTTAAGGCCTTCTTTGGGGTTAGTGTCCAACTCACTACACCCCTCTCCGCTGAAACTCCCGGCGCATTAGCGGCCGGGCGGTGATAGAATGTTGATTATACGGGCTGTACGCCCGTATTTTAGCAGACTCTTATCGATTTTAGCTCCCCGCTCATAGTTAACCATTTCATCTTCACCACCCCTTCTGGCACAAGGGGCGGCAGGTGATTCTGTTAAGTTATTTAGCGGGGGAGTACAAAAATTGAGCCCTCCATATTTCCGGACCAACTACTAAAGTCCTTAAACTTAGCGCTTACCCCTGACGGTGGAACCGGTCCCGTCAGCCATCTAAACAATGTGAGCTACCACCCACAAAGTTAACCCGGGCGCAGTACGAGTGAGTTGCCTTCGCGAAGACAGTGGATTGACCTTAATTGGACCCCTCCGTGCGATTCTGCGCGTGAGTCCAGCTGTTGAGGGTTTGAGCAGAACGGGAGTGAATGTCAGCAATGCTTCACACACATGTCCGTGCGAGGTCGAGGCTTGAAAACGCCTCTTCCGAGTGTAACGACTGCAAGCTCTTAAATTCATCCGTGGAACAGTCTATCACCTAGCCACTCCGCAGTGGATACAGTAGGTGGTGTGTAGGCCTGCGAAATTATCCTCCGCCAAAGACTATTTAAAGAGCAACTTTTGCATTTAAATCCAGTTTCCACTTCCCGCCCCACCCCTACTTAACCGATTTCTTGAACAGAGAGTGAGCTAATCCAGCACTGTTCTCGTAAGCATGTCTTCTTATCAGACTGCCCCAGTTGCGCTCACCAACTTAAAAATGAGCAACTTTCTCGCCGCCCAGCAGGGTGTTATCGCTGCTGGAATTTTCAACCCTAGCCACATCTTGGCTAGTGCCCCTCTTATTTCTTTTCTCTTTTCTCTTTGCATACTCTTCTCTTCTCTCTATGCCCTCACTTGGGCATTGAGTGTTTCCTTTGTTCCGCGTCCTTCATTCCCCCACCGCCGTGCCTCACGTGCTCTCCGCCGCTTTCTATACCGCCGCTCCTTTTCCTCAATGGAACGGCGTTTAATCATAGGAGCTCACATTCGCCGGCCACCCACTCCCGTTTCTTTCGATCCTCTCCTGGCTTGTCAGAAACGGCTCCTGCCCGCCTCTACGCCCCCAATCCCCAAACTTCGGCAGCCTCAAGCTGTCTTGCGACAATTTCGCAAGGCTCTGAGAGCTGCCAATATTATTAATAATAGCGCTCCTTCACCTGACGAACCTACTTGGATGCTACAATGTCGCCGTACTGCTGTGGAGATGCTAGCGCATAACCGCAATATGCATGCTCTCAACGGTAATATAGCGCCTGGTGCGATGGAGAACGTTGTTTCAACCACGGACCGGGCTTCCGAGTCAGCTATCCTTGGGGAGTGGACATCCGCTCGGTTACCCGAGCTTGCTGGGGCAGCTGTTGTGCTTACCGAATTTCTCCTAGGCGCTAAGATTGGCGAAAATGGCAACCCCGTCTCCGCCGGCCAATACCCAATGCAGATGCTTGATTCAAGGATTCGCTTAACCGACGCCGGCATACTCAATTCTAAAAACGAGTATATAAAATCTTATCCTGAGTTTTCCGGCCGCCTCCCCGTTCAGACCACAGATAACACTCCTCTCGCTGTCCTTTCAGCTCTAAACAATGTCCAAGAGGTGGTGCCTTCTCCCTTGATCCAAGTCAAAGTCAATGTCTTAGGCTCTTATCTACTTTCAGACACGTTTAAAGACCTTTCCGCGTTCTGGGGAGACTTAAGTAACCCCGACGCCGTCCGTCTAGCAGAAAAAGCTTTGTCTGTCTTCCGTTTCGGGGGTACCAAAGGTGCTCGCCAAATTCTTGGTTGGGAATCAGCAGCAGATGAGCGCTCCCACATATACCGAGAGATGGCTGACTTAGACCGCGAAGGTCAAAACTACCTCCGGTTCATGTTTTATGCCTGGGCTCAATACTTGCAAGCTTCTCTTTTCCGATCCGCCGCGCGTCCCGGATCACTCGCCCCTGGTTTAACACCTATTTTAGAGGCGCCCATCACTCCCCAGACTAACCTGGACTACGACCCTCTCTTGCCATTCTCTCGCAACCAGGTCCACTTTACTCACCTTGCGGCTCTCCGCACTCCGGGCCCTCAGAACTTACCTGGCAACATCAACCCAGAAGAGCCACTCATGGGCAACACTGCCGCGGCTTCACAGTTGCGCAGTGACGTGGCAGCTGGTTTGGCCCATATTCTTGATGTATCCATGATGTCCACCAAGATGATTAGGCAAGCCATTCTTCACTTCTCCCCTACCGACCGTACCGCTCGCTGGGCAGCGAACTTAGGTACACTCACTAATCCTATCCTCCGCTACTCTCCTTTATCTCGCTTCGTCGAACTCAACCGCGATGGCACCTCAATTTCTGGCGTCACTCACTTTATCATACACCATGGTAATCGGCGCCAATTGACTGCGGATGAAGAGAAAGCTTGGGAAAACGAAGTTCTGGGTCGAGCTTCCTACGCTACCCCCCCAGATCCAGTCACCGGTGCCGGCCCCATTACCCCGCGCCCACCAGTTCCTGCCAATTCCCCTTGGGCTATCTTTTTCGACAGATCAGATACCCGTGAGCTGATCCGCCATTTCTGCATCCTCCACCATGCATCGACCGATGCATACAAGGCATTAGATATGGCTATCTATCGTTTAGGATCCTTCAATCTTGCTGCCTCCCCTGCAGCTATGGGGAATGCATCAACTAACCACGTTGACTGTTTTGGCCAACGTATGTTACGCTTCCCCCCTGACATCACCACTACCGCCTATTTCGACCCCTTCAGACGTCCTGCTATCTTAGCTTCTGACGCCCCTGACATCGAGGCTTTCTTTTCTCTCACTCCCAATCGTACAGTCTGGCACACCTTCTTTTCCGTTCACGCTGTTGCGACATCCTTAAATTGGGCAGCCTATGCTTATACTATGCTAGGCGCCGAGTGGCAAGCCGTTGCAGCCGCCCGTGTGCCATCGGAAACACGCCGCAATCTTGTCCACCAGATGGTTAACCGCTTCTCTGACCTGGAGCTCAACCCTTGGTCTGTCTTCCATCACACTGCCACCGCCCTCATGTATGGTTTCGCACCACAGTCCTCCACCTGGGAGAGCACTAGTCAGGTCGTGGTCCCACAGTGGCACTCCCACTCCGCCCCTTGGCTAGCTAACCCGTACCACGAGATGTGGCTCTTAAAGATGCTCCCTCGCCATATGGTTTTACCCACCGAGACTTCGTTGCCTACCTGGCCTCGCGAAGAGCCTTCTCCTATGACCACAGGCTTCGACAAAATCGTGCCTGAAGTTAGGATAGGTCGGGATTCCAAACCTTTCTCTGGTCGGGCTTTTCTTCAAGATGGTGGGATGATGGCTAATCTGCAGCATTACGCCGCTGTAGGCCTACAACTCACCACCGGCGCGTTGCCTTCTTATCGTGAGGAACTCACCGATAAGTCCCCTTTCGAGTACCTTCGTCTCGCCAGATGGATCTCTCCCTTCCAATATGATTTTCCCCGCAATCCAGATGTCTATCTCCCCCGTTGGATGGCGTCAGGCGGCGTCTTTTCCAATTTCCTCCTCCCAGGCAGCGTCCGTAACTACGACTCTGCCGCCAACCGAGTGTTAGCCGTTGGTATTACGCATACCCAAGATCCAGCAATCGAAGAGATTCCCGAAGAGGCCGAACCAGCCGAGGTCACCCCCGTGACTCTCCGTCTATTTTCCATGCCTATCGGCGCAACAACCGGAAATCCCTCAACTGATGTTATCAGTCCAACACTTTTCGAGTACCTAGCGACGTGGTTGGCTAACAATCCGCCAACTCGCCGAGTGTCCCGCGTTATCCCCGCTGAGGTTTATCGTCCAGACCCGGACCTGCAGTACTTCTTGATGATAGATGATGTACCTAACGCCACCCCCTTAGACACACGCGCCTTCGCTTTTCCTACGGGCTTTAATCTACTTGCGCGTTCCACCTTCTTCAAATACCCTGCCCCCGACGCCGACTCATTACCACCAATGTACTCGTATACCCCCAGGACTATTGTCACTCCAAGAGTTCCCCCCTCTGAACCCTCGTCCCCCGACTTTCGTACTCCTTGGGCTAAAGTGTCTCTCGCCGAAAAACGCAATGCCCTAGCCATTCGGTATATAGCCCCAACGGCTATCCATGTCGAGTACCCTCCGGTCAACGATTTTTCCCTTCTTTTGTGGGGTAATCCAATCTCTGGTGCGTATGAAGGTATGTCGTTCACCACCCGGTCCGCAGAACCAGAGTCGCTCCAAGCACCCCCTCCCGACTTGGGCGCTTACCAGCCATCTGGCCCATCTCCGTTTGCCACCATGCCTAAGCATCTAGCAAACCACAACAATCCCCACTTCGCTTCCCGGGCCCAACCTACTCAGTATACATCACCTGGCCCTGTGATGCAAAACATAGCTCAAAAACGCAGTGACGCCCAACGATCGGCCTTACGCGCCTCTGCCGTTTCAGAGTATAAGGCAGCCAACCCCGCTCCTTTACCCACAGATCCCGTTTCAAGGCACGAGCGGAATGAATCACCAATCGCCTCGTACGTGTCAAAGAATCCAACATCCGTAGAAACGACCTCTAAACCTTCCTTTTTCGCGGATTCTCGAGTAGACCGGTCCTCGAAAGCTAACCCTATGCCTCGTGTATCTCTACCCCCCCCAGCACCTTCCTTCGAGACTGTTAACGTACTCACTCCCCAATCTCCAGGACGGCACCGTCCCAGTGCCAGTGAGCGCACGGCCAATCCATCTCCTCCACGCGGAGCTGCCCCTATAGCCACGCCCTATAGCGAGTGGACCCGCGATTTCAGACAGGCCTTTAACTCGCTACAAGCAGTCCGAGAGCGGCAGCCACAGCCGACCAACCCCCAGGAGCCGCCTTCTGATTCTTTTTTAGGCCTGCCTTCGACAACAACAGCGACCCATGGGCGGATATACCAAAAGCCGACTGTGGAAGACTTTCCACCTCTGCCGACGCAGCCCTCTGGTACGACGACGTCATCGCAGTCACTTGCCCCAATCATCCAGGAAGCCAACGATGCCAGTGCGAGGGACGTCCAGATGTCCCATGTTTCACTCCCACCAGCACCGCCCTTAACCGGAGATGGTGAGGGGCGTCACTCCCTCCAGGATGACAATTCTGTCATAGCCCAACAGGCTTTAAACATCTCTGGCGAGTAGGCGTTCAAGCGCATACCATCCTACAAGCCAACCTCCTATATTCCTTCCTTGGTAATTCCGGGACTCCTCCGACGGTACACTCAACTGTTCTAGGCTTACAACAAGCCATACAGAGTTGCTTGCAACTCTGTGATAAAGAAAAATTGAGCGAAGGATGTCCTTGGTATGCCATCCCATCTAAACACAGGCAACTAACTTTCCACTCTTTCTCCCACACCTTCGAACTACACCGCCCCCCAACTGACGTTTTCTCAGCTGCTATTCGTCTCTTGACGATTACACCCACTCCCTCTGAGGTATGGGAGTTCCTCCCACACGAGATCTACTGGCGCGACGCCTTAGCGTTTTTACCTAATTGTCACCTTAGTGGACCGGCTTACCCACCATTACTGGGGCAATTAGGCAGGAAATTCTCTTCCCATCCTCAATCTAGACCACATATCTCTAAGCCCATTACGAGAAAAATGCAGGCCGATCTAGTAGAGAGATACCCTCACGTTTCCGGTCGCGCTGGCGCAAAAATGCACCTGCGACTTGAGGATATCTTCTATAATCATAAACTCTCACCCAGAGCAAACAAGATTTTCCATGCCCTCATCACCCATGATAACGATTGGGAAGATATAGTCGCTATTTCTTTATTGTTGTTGGACACCTTTTCAGCCACCTCTTTCTTAGCCGTCGACTTCCTATTGGCTAACCCTTTTATTTTCTCATTACCGCTGCCTTCTCTAGCAAAATTAATGAAAGTGTTACACACCGGTGCTCGCGTCACTCGCACTTTCCCTCCAGTTGGATACCTGAGCATTGACAACATCCGCGGCCTTTACGGACTCGATACGATCGTCGGTCGCTCTGAAAACCTACCTTTAGACGTCACTGCGGAGATAAGGATGCGTTTAGAGGACCCATCTCAGCGCCGGCTCCCACAACTTGAACCTAACAGGCCCCCTTTCTCATCCACTGCTGACTACGATACTGTGTTAGCCTCCTCTATTCGCAAGGCAGTTCAAGCTACCTTGCAGCCACAAGTCACAGGTCACACATTCACTGACTGGTATGCCCGCCGTATGTTCTGGGCTGCAGCAGGTGGTGCACCAGGTGCTACTGTCCGTTGGAATATAGGTAAACCAAAAGAGAGATTGAACAAAAGAGGCGCTCTTCTCATTATTCCAGAGAGCCATATCAGAACTATCTCCGCCAACGTGTTAGGTGCACTTCTTTGGTCAAAATGTGCTCCTAAATACGAAAATGGTAAGATGCGAGCTATTTGGAATACCTCAATCGAACATTACGTTTTACAAGCGTACATCCTAGATATGTTCGACTCAGCTCAGCGTCCAGACTCATGGTCCACTTCTTCAAATGATTTAACAGCCAAGGCTCGCAATGATTTGCTGCGCCTTATAGCCTTGTCAGGTTGGGAACATAAGTTAGTAGGATTTATGTGGGATTTCTCCGACTTCAATATCAACCACACATTTAAGGCGATGATCCAACTATTCTCTATTACAACTTCTGAGCTCTCTAAGCGTCTCGTCCCACCTGAATCCCAACCAGTCTCTTATTTAGAAGACGTGCGATCAGACTTAGGCCGCGCTCTCGCTTGGGTCAACTCAGCACGTGCCACGACGATTTTAGAGGATCCAGCTTCTGGCCTAATCGCACAAGTCGTGCGCTCACTCCAGAGTGGTGAACGTGCAACTAGCTTTACTAACACCATCCTAAACCGTGCGTACCTGGAAATGCACCATACCTTCTGCCGTAAATACTTCTCTCGTCAGTTAATCCTCGACTGGTCGCACCACCAAGGTGATGATGTCTATAGCTTAACAAAAAGTGTTATAGACTCCATGTTGGCATGTATTGTTTTTAATCTCTTAGGTTACGCTGGTCAACTTTACAAAATAACTAACGACTATGCGTATGTTGGCGAATTCCTCAGACTCAACTATAACTCTGAAGATGGCGTTGTAGCTGGTTATCCACTCCGTAGCTGCATGGGTCTAATCGGCGGTGAGTTTTTCCGCGATAACGCCATCGACCCCGCTGCCCGTGCTGCCGCCTTCTTGCAACAGTACGACAAGGTAGTTCGCCGCGGCGCCCGTTTTCCCAAGAGCATTCTGATGGCGATAATTAGACGTAACACAAGTCTAGCCTACACTAATTCGGCCCGCCAAGTAATTCATGTCGCTCCGGACTTGAACTTGCTAATGGCGCCGGCAAGTCTCGGTGGATACGGGGTGTTAGGTGCGAGTCTTGACAAACCTTCCAATACCACCCAAACTTTTGAAAGTTTGATCGTAACTCTCCCAGACACTACGGCTCCTGCTACACATAGCGGTAATCCCGTTGGCCACATTTCAATCGCTAATTTCTCCCAATTTTTGCCTTCGAATCTGGTCATTAACATACCCTCCGGTGAAGGTAAAACAACTCTCGCACGTCAGTACCCAACGCTAGTGGTAGATGCCGATTCTTTAACCAAACTTGAAGGCCTCTGGGATTACCAGCAGGCTCAAGCTGCCTTGGCTCTTAAGACTGGGGACTGGAGCGCCGTGACGCGCACGTTACACCGCGCTTCTCTCTCTAAATACCGTACCGGCCGTGTCCTTCTCGTTGGATCTGAATACAGCCATTCGGAAGAGGCTGATCCCCCTTTTCGCCCCCTAGGTACCTTCTATCTCGACCACCCAAGTGACTTTAAGTATAACGATCTGTCTAGGGCGATGCTAAAGCAAACACCCAGAACAGGTTGGCCCCGTTTCGAATTTACATCCCATGCTGAACGCAATAAGTACGCCATAGCAGCGATATTGTTGCAACTAGATCACACCCGAGCCTACGACATGCCAATACTCAAAGAGACTTTTTCTCATATAGCTACCTCATTCGCCCATCCCACGTACAAGAATCCTCGCGTACCTTTAGATCCTTTCTTTTCACGCCATGCTCTCAAGTCTAATAGTCATGCCTCATATCTGAAAGATTTTGAAGCTACCGTCCGTTTAACCAGCCCAGACAAGGTACCCGCAGTGCAGCGTCTACTAGTAGAGAGTGCTATACCCGGAGCTTACCCGCCATCTGATGTGAGCAATGCATATGCTGATTTTGCCATCGAGCTGCACAAGTGGCTGAAGGGCACAGTCTCTGCCAAACCTCGTTCTTTGCAAGCGTTACCTTCCCAAGCATTCGGTGACTCGGCCTATAACACCTTCTTTCACTTCTATGCCGGGTTATACTCCACTAGACTACAGTATGACCATGAGATCCCATCAACCTGTCTCAAACCGTCCACCCATTACGGTTTCTTGGAAGCTGCAACCATACCAGCTGGTTTCACTTCGTCCGAAGCTCTTTCTTACGTAATTGGTGAACTCACACCTTCTGCTTACCCCGGCAGATACGGCCAGTGGCTAACGCTGGTCCAAAAAGCCCCGCTTCTAGCTCGATCCTCAGTGTGGCTCAAGAGTGTTGCTTTCTTTTCCTCACACTCTAACCCAGCTATGCTCAAATCTAGCTCCTTTACCATTTCTTACTTAGAAGGTAAATTGTCCTTCTACCCACCAGCCAATTTCGGTTTATCATCCACTATTGTGGCACTTAACCGTACTTTGGCTCTCTCTTTCATTGAAGCCCACCCCTCTTTATTTTTCCTTGATGAACTCATAATTTATGACATCGTTTATCGACTTGAAATACTATGCGTGTTAGCTCATGTTAAGAGCCTAATCTCTATATGCAAATTCTATCCAGTCCTTTCCGACTGAGTATTCGAATAGCGTATGCGAGATACGATAGTAAGTAACTACCCAACG